CAATGCAATTACCGAACATCTCTGACGAAGATGCTTGATAGATTTTTGTCCACGGACAAACAATGCGACACGCTTCGAATACATTCAACACACCAAGTCCGGTTGCAGTTGCAGTATAGACTGGAATATCAAAACTAATTCGAACATGTGATTGTGCTGCTAGGTTGTATACTTCATCTGGTTCTACCTTCTGAAAAATATGAATCAATGACGCTAAATCTGTCAAATCTCCATAGTATAAATGCAACTTATCATAACAACCATCCAACCTAGCAGTTTGATTCTCTGCTACAGAATTTCTTTTGAGAATACCATGAACTTCGTATCCTTTTTCTAAAAGAAATTCTGCAAGATAAGAACCATCTTGTCCGTTAATTCCCGTAATCAATGCTTTTTTCATTTTCTAGCCTTCTCATAATTTTCGGTAAACCATTCAATTGTTTTTGTTAATCCTAACTCAATTGGAACAAACTTATAGTTGGGAAGTAACGACTTTAGTTTACTATTATCTGATGGTTTTTTGAAAATTCCATCTCTTTCTTGATTATAAACAATATTTCCTTCAAATCCCATTCTCCATGCAATTTGTTGTGCTAGTGTTGCAATATTAATTTCTTCGTCCGGTGAAATGATAAATGGTTCTGGTTCGTTATAATTTTCCATAACCCATTTGGTTATGTAACAAACATCTTTAGAATAAATAAATTCACGGTATGCTCTACCAGTTCCCCAAATTTCAAAATTTGTATTATTCTCTTTTGCTAAATAACATTTATGAATTAGAGAAGGAATTACATGTCCAGAATCCAAATTGAAATTATCACTTGGACCATAAATGTTACAGGGAATCACTGTGACAAAATTACACCCATACTGATCTCTGTATGCTCTACTCTGAACCTCTAACATTCTTTTTGCATATGCATATGCATAGTTTGTCGGGTGAGGTTCTCCAGAGTGAAGTTGATCTGTTGTTAATGGATAGTTAGCATCTGTTGGGAAAACACAACTTGACATAAAAGAAACTACCTTAGTTAAACGGCAAAGTCTAGCGGCTTCAAGAACATTTGTGTTTATTACTATGTTATCATAAAAGAAATCACCCTGACGTTCCGTGTTGGCTTTTATTCCCCCAACTCTTGCTGCACAATGCACAATCGCATCAATTTTATTGTGTTGGATATATTCAATTATTTCTTGTAAGTTAAAAAGATTTAATTTTTTAGATGAAGGTTTAAAATTAGATTCTAAGCAAGAACCAACAAGTCCATTTCCCCCAGTTATCAATGTGTTCATATTTTTCTCCAATCACGAAAACGTAGTGTTGCTTGCAACCCGCTGAATGTATTCTCTTCGATTATCTTTTGTATCTTTCTCGTTGACATTTCATATGCCATGTCGTTTATATCTTTCTCTTTCATGTTGTCTGGCCAGATACAAACTTCTCTATCCAACTCAATTAACTTTTCAATGTATGAGCAAATTTGTCGATTGCGTGGCTCATTGTCTAGAATATATGTCATTGGAGTATCGTCGAATCTTTTAGGAACATTTTTTAACGCACCTGCTCCAACCATTGCAACAGAGTTCTGTAAAAATAAAGAATCAATCGGTCCTTCCACAACATACACACGTTTCTTCGGATCTGTTCTCCACAAACCATACCAGAGACGATCAATACTTTTATCCGCTTTAACTGTGATGTACTTCGCAGTTGTTCTTGCTTCTGCTTCATCTTTCATGTTCAATGCTCTACCCTGACAAGCAACAACATTCCCGTGACTGTTATAGAATGGAATTATTAATCTTTCTTCCTTTCCAACAGCGAGACAATCGGGATCTAACTTCTTCATAAATTCCCCAAAGTCTTCTGTGTAATATAAAAGTTTCCAATGTTGTTTTGGAATAATTCTCATATTTGCAAATTGAACTGCAACATGATCCACTGGAAGATCGCAAAGACGATCAAGACCATCTAATAACTTATCTTTCTTTTTAAACGCTGGCTTTTTATCTTTGAATCGGAACAAATCTTCTTCCTTTGGTTTCTTATAATTTGATCGTCCGTTTTCTCCATTACGAAATCTCTCAAGAGAATACTCTTTACATAACGAAGGAGACACATCCTTTAAGAAATTATATAGGTTGAGTCCGACACCACAGTTGTGACATTTGTAGAAAAAATCATTACCTTTTTGATAAAAGAATCCTCTCGCTTTGTTTTTGTTCTTGGAAGAGTCTCCGCAGATCGGACACCTACAATTAGCAAGATCACTTTTCTTCCATTTAAACTTCTCAAGTTGAGGGGAAACCATGTTTATAAATTTTTTATCAATAAAGGTACTCATTAAATATTCCAACTAGTAAATTTTTCCTTAGTCATTTTGAATTTATCATCAAAATTGTCACCATCGAAACCAGAACCCAATGTGCTTGCGTTGGTTTGATTTGATTCTACCAGTCCTTGTTGATCGTCTCGTTTAATATCAGACAACTTCATTTTTGCACGATTGATTCCAAGAATGAATTTACGATTTGCAACCGTATCATTATAACGATTCTTTAGTTGCTTTACCAAAACTTGATTCTGTTCGTCCAACTCCTCAGTAGAAATCAATGCAACCATAAAGTCTGCTGTTGCAGGGAGTCCAAACGACTCAGAGGTATCTTCAAGTCCGACATCACTGCTGGAAAATCCAGTTCTGTTAGTTTGCGTTGCAGACCATACTGGAACATTATATTCGACTGCAAGTCCACGAAGTTCTTCTGCGATAGACTTAACGTATTGATATGTGTTTATATTCCCACCATTCTTTAGTCTTGCAGAAGCACAAATGTTTAAATAATCAACAAAGATAATATCTGGTTTAAACTTCTTCTTAATATTAAGTTCATCAAGAAGAATTCGAAAATGATTTGAGTTAGCAGTAGCAGTTGGATATTCTTTGATAATAAGTTTACCACTAATACCAGCAGTCATGGTATTCAATTTGCTATCATACATTTGTTTTGGAAGATCCTTGAGATCATCCATTGTAATGTCCATCAGGTTTGCATCAATTCGTTCTGCAATTCTTTCTTCTGCCATCTCACATGTGATATAAAGAACATTCAAATTTTGTGACAAACAATTCGCTGCGTGGTGACACATAAATAAAGACTTACCCACACCAGTTCCCGCCATCACAATGTTCAATGTCTTCTGTGGTGTTCCACCATTTGTAATTGTGTTGAAGAAGTCTAAGTCGAAAGGAACTCGCTTTTCGACTTTGTGGTAGAACTCGAATCTTTCGTCCGAGTCTTCGATGTAGTCATGTCCAATATGCGTATCAAACGAAACGGACAAAGCATCAGATAAAATGTTTGGTATAGCATTCTCAGTCTGAGTATTTGATTTACCATCAATGATATGAATGGATTCCATGATAGCATTATAAATTGCTTTGTCTTTACAAAATCTTTCTGTTTCTTCTGTTATCCAAGTTAAATCAGGATCTTTATGATCTTGACTTATATCATCTACGAGAGAAATAGCATCTTTATATTCATCTTCATTTATAGTGTTGTCTTTCTGCAAAGAAAGTATGATTGCTTCTTTTGTAGGAATACCATTATACGAAATGATATACTCTCGTATAATTGAAAATACTTTTTTATCAACCTTGTTATGAAAATATTCATCTTTGATGAATGGAATAACACGACGAGAGTATTCATCATTAGATATTAAGTTTTGTAAAATAACTTTTTCTTCAGTCATTCGATTCTTCGTTCACACTTCTAAGGAAGTTTTGTTCATTTTCCGTAAGTTCATTTCCAATTATGTCTACAAGAATGTCACCGATCTGGTTATGAAATTCTTCGCTACTTTCTAGTTCATCATTAGAAAATGAAGATGGATTTTCTATGATGTCGTAATCGAATGTTAATTTCATATGTTCATTCTCTTCGTCAAAACTTATAGAACCATATTGATATGAGATATCCTTATAATCCCCCTCAGTAATAATGATAGGGACTGGTTCTGTTGTGGATGAATCGTCAAATTTATACTTCATTTTCGTCCTCCTTCGTTTCTGTTTCCTCTATAGTACCATACTTAAATTCCTTTGCAACCGCCGACTCTAAAGCCCACATAACTTCATCAGTGAAATATTTTTCAGGTTCATTGTTAATTGATTTCTCAAATGCAGTCTTACCATCAGGTAATTCAATTCGAGTAGAAACCTTCTTAAATATTCCGTATTTGATTGCAATAGGCACTAAACCATAATATGGATTCAAACCAGTATCATAATTCAACTGGACTTCAACTTCCTTGTTTTCTTTGGTGAACCTACCCTTGAACAACTTACACTTGATGATGTTACCAACAATATCAGTACCATCCTTGTCCTTCTTCTTTGAAAGGTAAACAATCGTAGAAGCGGCATACTTCAAACCAGAACCACCACCCATCTCTTTCATCGGAACATAGGCACCGACAACTTGATATGTGTGGTTTGTCATGATAAGTGGAATACCTGCTTTACCCAACTTAAGAGTAAGCACACGGAAAGTGGCTTTGATAACTTGGGCCCTTGTCATGTCGCGGGTTGACTTACCTTCTGCGGTGTCTGTCATTTCTTTTTCGGTTGAAAGCATACCAAGCGAATCAAGAACAATCAATACGGGTTTCTTTTCTCCAGACTCAATGTATTTGTCAACAATGTTAATTGCTTGATGTCTGAAATTTTCAACAGTAGCGACTGGGAAAATTGCAACTCTAGAAGAATCCATTCCTCTCTCTTCAATCATTTGACTGGTTACTGCTTGTTCAGTATCAAAGTATAGAATTACTCCGTCAGGATTATCATCAAGAAACTTCTTACAGATTCCTATTGCAAAATATGTCTTACCAGTTGAAGACTCACCTGCGATTGCTAGGATTTTGTTGTCCGGCATACCACCATATAATGAACCGGATAGAAGAGCATTGAACGCATGACTTCCAGTGTCAACAAAATCTGTTACGTCTGCACCTTCTATACCATCAGAAGCAATGCCCGCATAGTCGTTACCAGATTCTTTAATTAAAGTATTAAGAAAATCGCTATTGCTCATTACGCTTTACCTTCTTTCTTTTCTTTTTGCTTTTACTCTTTGTTTTTGTTTCTTTCTTTTTATCTTCTTCAGTTGTTGTAAAACCAAGAATTTTCGCCCAACCATCTACAGTCCTATCAATTAATGCTTCTAAATTTGTACCTTTAATATAACTCATCTTAATTTCTCCATTTGATTTATAGAATACTCTAGTTCATTACATATGTCTAGAGTTTTCTCATAAGTTTCTTTCGGACAATCTTTATCTTTTTTCTGTTCTTTTAGTATTGCTCTATACTTATCTAATTGTTTTTGAAGAACTTCTTTTATAAACAATACTGTTTTATATGGTATGTAACCCTGATTCATGTAAAAAACTCCTCTAGAGTAGAAACGTGTTCGTGGTTCCACCCTATCTTCTCTAATATATTCTTGATGGGTTCGAGGAATGATTTTCCAAATTGAGTATCATAATCTATAAACTCACCCAATTCGAATTCTTTCGGAAGGCTGTTTGGAAAAGCAACAACCTGATCTTGTCCTGCAACTCCACCCAACGGGTTTGGTTTTATCAAATGCAGGAACTTAATCTTATCTCCATCAATGATTTTTCTATACTTCTTATTTAGTTTCAGTTCATCTAGGTAATGATTATAAATCAAAGAACCTTTTACTGCAATCGGTGTCGATTTGGTATAGATGCTTGTCATATCACTATACTTCTTCATACCATTTACACCGCGAGGAAATGCAATCTCTTCTGGATCAAACGAATTAAACTTAGTACGAAAATCTTCAATAAATTCAATCACAGTATCTTCATCTGTAGTAAGAATTAATTTAATCGCTTCCTTCAATGAATCCCGAACAACCTGTGGTGTAGAACTACGAGTAGTCTCGATACCCATGATCTTTAATTTAGGTTCATCGTAACGAATACCTTCTGAGTCATGTACACGCATCATGTATCGTTTCTTTGCAGTCCATACTGCTTTGTCCGCGATACATTCACGATCCATTACCATTTTGTTTTCGTATGCGTTCATCATAGATGCAAGTTCATCGTACTGCTTCTTGATGAAAGGAAGAATTATTTCTTCCGACGCTTTGTCGAGGAATTCAACCACCTTCGATTTGGAGGTGTCCCCACATACTTTGTCCACCAATAACCCAAGACGAAGATACACAGAATCTGTATCACTTGCTGTAACATAATCGTAGTCCTCCGTACCGACTGTCTTATTTAGAAATTCGTTCAGTTTGTCGGCGATCCAACGAATGCTCAACTGTCCTGACAGAGTGATTGCTTCTGCCATGTCAACATTGAAGTAACGAAACCATTCATTACCAATCGCACCATAAGCGGAGTTCAACTGAATCTTACGAACCAACTGAAAGTTATTGTACTTTGCAATCTCTTTGTCGAGTCTCGCACACGCAGCACCTTTTCCCATCGCAGGTGCATTCAACTTCATCACCTTCTGCTTTTCCTTCTGACACTCAATCATCTTCTTCTTGTACATCTTACGTTCTTTGTACAACTTCTCCATGAGTGCAGGAAGAAAACCTTGATGTTCTTTTGTGTAGCAGGTTCCGTTCGCTGCTATTGAATAATTATTATCTGTGTGCTGCTTTAGTGCTTTCCCAACCCATTCGCTCTGTTCACCAAGAACACCATCAGGGGTTATCGTATAATCCTTCTGTTGATTAATCATAGTCTCTGGACTAATGTTGTATTGCATAATCAAGTGAGGATACAGACTGTTCAAGTCGAATGACACAACCCAATCGTGCATACCGACAATCGGATCCTTCACATAAGCACCAGCATACTGAGCATCCTTCTTGCTCGTTCTCTTTGGTGGAATGACAATGTTATGTTCCATTAGATAATGGTAGATGATGCTATCCCATGTTCTCACCTGTCCAAACACATCCATATAATTTACTTTAGCAGAATATGCGAGAGACACTGCAAGTTCAAGCAACTTCATTTTGTCTTCAAGTTTCTTGACGAGTTCAACATCTTTGACATTGTATTCTATAAATTTCTCAAAATCATTTTTATAGAATGTTGCCATACTGTCGTACTCATCATACGACAACTTCTTCTCACCAAGTTCCACGAATGCGATATGATCCAGACGATATGATTCCTGATTCACATAGGTGAATGTCTGATACAATTCATAATAGTCAAGAGTCGAAACACCAGCGATTTCATAAGTCTGATTCTCACGATTCATTTTACGAATACTACGTTCCTTGAGAAACTTCCAAGGCGACAATCGCTTTGCATCAGACTCACCAAGCACATTTGTAATTCTATTAACAAGATAAGGAATGTCAAAGAACCGAACATTCCAACCAGTGACAACATCAGGAGACTCCAACTCCCATGTGGACAAGAAAGAATCCAGAAGTTCTTCTTCAGTTTCAAACTTAAACTGTCTCAGTTTTCCATCATAGGGAGAGACTGCAAGATTAAAATCCCCCAAACCATAAACATAAATCCAACCATTAAAATCAACAGTAATTGCATTGATTCGTTCGTTTGCATTTTCTGGTTTAGGAAACCCATACTCCGATTCACATTCAATATCAATCGTTGCAACTTTGATTTTCGAGAAGTCGTAATCAATCTCACCTTTATAGTTTTCCCCGATGAATTGATAAATGAAATCACTGTTACCATAAATGTCAAAACCTTTGACATCTTGATACTTGCTTATAAATTCACGGGTGTCGTGAATGTTACCGGGTTGAATTGATTCGACATACAATCCATCAAGTGTTCGATACTTTGTCTTGTTTTGCGAGGGAACAAACATGGTAGGACGGAACTCCTCCCGTCTCTGGAAAGGAGTTCCGTCCTCCGAAACACCACGGGAAAGAATAAACTTTCCTCGTTGAGTTATGCTAGTGTAAAATTCACCCATTCTTTTCTTCTATAATACCATTCAAAAGAACACAATAATTAATAATATCCACAATAGCATCCTGATAACCTTCGTTATCAACTTTAAGTTTTCCCGCTTCAACAAACGTACTTAAACGGGAGATCTTATCTACCATTCTAACAAGTACACCTGCTTCTGTCGAGCAAATTCCCATTGCTTCTGTTCTTTCAAAATTGGCGAAAGGTGAATCCCCACCACTCCCAGCATAATCATGGTTCTTCTTTTTCATGAGTTCCTTTGCTTCACTGCAAATTTTATCATGACTCATCAATAATTCTTCACGATTCATTTTTTTCATTATTTAACTCCTGTTGAACCAAATCCTCCGACACGATTAGTCCTTTGTTCTGGAAGTATCGGTGTCTCTTCGATTGAATATGACAAACGGGAAACAAGTTCACCTTGACATATTCTTTCACCATGCTCGATTCTTACTGTATCTGCACTTGCATTATAAAGCATTACAAAAACTTCATGGTAATAATCAGAATCAATAATTCCCTCTCCGTTTGGCATTATAAGACCTCTCTTCAGAGAGACACTTGATCTGGTATGCAAACGAACAGAATGATTTTCTGGAATATCAAATATTAACCCTGTAGAAACAAGAATACGTTCGGCTGGAAGTATGTCAACTCCCACAGCAAAAGATGAATTACCTTTTGCCTTCATTGTACAATCTCGTTCTTCCTTTTTA